CAAGAAAACGCTAAAAGCGGTACACTAAAATAAAGTTTTGTTTTTACTGTGGCCGAATACGGTGTAAATATAAATTTAAGAGTAAAAGGGCAATCTGGTCTTGATAGATTAAATGCAAAAGTAAAACAATTAACAAAAAGTGTAGATAATATTCGTCAGATAGACATAATGAATCCTCGAAACACAGGGGGTGCAGGAGGAAAAGGTGCTCGTAATGATTTAAAAAAATATAGACAAGACATGGAGGATCTTGTCAAAGTAGTCAATAAATCTAAAGGAGTTTTTGGAAAAACTAGAAATCAACAACTTGCAGCGATAGATGCTTTGCAAGAATATTCAAATAGTTTAACTATTGGTTCAAAAAAACAAAGAGATGCAGTAGCAGCTACCTTGAGATTAACTCGTCAAACTGATCTTGATACAGTTTCAATACTTGAAAATACTAAAGCAAAAAAACAAAATATAGCTCTTTCAAGAATGATTGGAAGAAGAGTTGGTGGCGGTGGTGGCGGTGGAAATCCTTTCCCTATGGGAAACCCAAAAGGAACTGGTGCAGCACTATCAAGTGGGCTTATTTCTGGTGCGTTTCCATTGTTATTTGGACAAGGAATACCTGGTGGTTTAGCTGGTTTTGCTGGTGGTTTTGCAGGAACTAAGATTGGTGGCAAAATGGGAGGTTTTGCAGGAGGTCTTGTTGCTACTGCTGTTCTTCAACAGTTAACAACTCTTGCACAAAATATGTCAGAGCTTGGTAGAGCATTTGACGAACTAAATCCTAATGTTCAAGCTGTTACTACTGCTTTAGGTTTAGCTGGTTCTGTAGAAGAAAAAAGACTTTTACTAATAGAAAAAACGCATGGTGCTCATGTTGCATTAGCAGAAGTTACTGAAAAAATGAACGATGCTATAGGAGAGCAAGGAGTAAAGAATTTAACCGAATTTGCAGAAGCAAGTCGTTTAGCTGGAAATCAATTTAAAAAAGCAATGACAAGAATACAAGCAGCTATCGCTCCATTTATGTCAATGTTTTTAGTTGATGCACAAAGAGCAGAAAATAAACGGCTTGCAAATCTAACAGGAGATAAACAGCTTACAGATTTAAGAAATGAGCTTAAAAGAGTTGAAGAAGGCGAATCTGTAGGAAGATCAGGTGCTAAAAATAAACGAGATCGAATAAATGAATTAAAAGCTGAAATATTAGCATTGGAAGAAATATTAGCAAAAAGAGGAAAAGAAATTGAACTTGGTAAGTTCCGAGATCAACAGTTTGAATCTGCAACAAAGAGTATAGAAGATCAAAATATGTTTTTACAGAATCAACTTTTATTAGGTCAACAAGGAGCAGAAATTGAAAAATTAAAACTTGAAACAGCGAAAAAAATGAACATTGCAGTAGAAGATTTAACACCAGAGCAAGTAAAACAACTTGAAAATCTTATAAAAACAAGAGATGAATTACAAAAATTAAATGAATTATATTCAAGTATTACTTCAACAGTAGAGACAGGTTTAGTTGATGCAATCGAAGGTGCAATACAAGGAACTAAAACACTTGGTGATGTTGCTCGCAGTGTATTTACTCAGATTCAGAGATCACTCATATCTTTTGGTGTAAATGCTTTTCTTGGTAATCTTCCTGGTATTGGTCAATTTTTTAGAGCAGAGGGCGGACCTGTTAGTAGAGGCAAAAGTTATATCGTAGGAGAACGTGGCCCAGAAATGTTTACACCTGGAGCTAGTGGACATATAACACCTAATCATCAACTAGGAGGGTCTACAAATGTAGTAGTAAATGTAGATGCTTCTGGATCTTCAGTTGAAGGTGACGAGCAAAGAGGTAGAGAACTTGGTCGTCTTATATCAGTAGCGGTACAATCTGAGATAGTACAACAGAAAAGACCTGGAGGTTTACTTGCTTAATGGCTACTTTTCCATCTATCGCTCCAAAATACGGGCAACAAAAAAGGTCCGCACCAAATACTAGAACAGTTCGTTTCGCTGATGGGTATGAACATAGAATATTATTTGGATTAGCTCAACATCAAAATCCAAAAATATTTAACTTTACGTTTGAAGTATCAGAAACAGATGCGGATACTATAGAAACATTTTTAGATGCAAGAGCAAATGATAGTGCCAGCTTTGATTTTACTCCACCAGGAGAAGCAAGTTCCTCTAAATTTGTCTGCGAAACTTGGTCTAAATCAATCCCATATTTAAACAGAGCAACAATACAAGCAACATTTAGAGAGGTATTTGAACCATGACTGCTGCTACTGTTTGGACTGCTACTGCATCAAAAAGTTTGAATGATATTGTTTGTCCTACCAACGTAGTTGCAGGAATGTTTTTTCGTGTTACTACAGCAGGAACAACTGGTTCTAGTGAACCTGCATGGACAAATATTATTGGTGCAAATGTATATGATGGCTCTGTTGTTTATGAAGCGTATAGCAGTATTTTTGATGATATATCTAAAATAAATCCTACTTCTGTTATTGAATTATTTATAGTTACATTAAAAACAGCTTTACATGGCACAAATACAGGCTTTCCACCTAGTAATAATGAGACTAATATTTTTAGATTTCATGCTGGAACAAATCATACAAATCAAAATATAGAGTGGGCAGGTAAAAAATACGAAAGATTTCCAATAATTGCTGAAGGTTTTGCTTTTCAAAGAGGTCAATTACCCAGACCAAAACTAATAGTCAGTAATGCTTATGGAACAATATCTACATTTTTTGATGCTGTTAATTTAGTCACCGCAGGTAATGATTTAACAGGTGCTACTGTTGCAAGAGTAAGAACATTAGCAAGATTTATTGATGATGCAAATTTTAGCAGCAATAATCCATTTGGTACGCCAGATCCTAATGCTGAGTTTCCAAGAGAAATTTATACAATAGATCGTAAAGCCACAGAAAATAGAGAAATTGTTGAATTTGAGTTAGCAGCAGTTTTTGATTTAGCTGGTATAAGAATACCTAAAAGACAATGCACTAGAGATTTATTTCCTGCTATTGGTACGTTTATTCAATGAGTTGGCAAGATAAAGCATTGGTTCATGCGAAAGACCAAGATCCAAAAGAATCTGTAGGATTACTTTTAAATATTAGAGGCAAAGAAAGATATTATCCTTGTGAAAATTTAGCAATTACATCACACCAACATTTCATCCTTAATCCAGAAGATTATGTAAAAGCAGATAATCTTGGTGAGATAACTGCTATAATTCATAGTCATCCAATCTCTAGTCCAGAGCCAAGTCAGGCAGATAAAGTTAGTTGTGAGCAAAGCAAATTGCCGTGGTATATTGTTAATCCAAAAACAGAAGAGTGGGCATATTTAGAACCAACAGGTTATGAAGCACCTTTATTAGGTAGAGAGTGGGTATGGGGTGTCACCGATTGTTGGAGTTTAGTTGTTGATTATTATAAAAAAGAAAAGGGAATAGTTTTAAAGGATTATGAAAGAAATATGACAGCAGATGAATTTTTATTCGATCCACTATTTGAAAGTTACGCATGGCGAACAGGTTTTAGAGAACTTAGACCAGATGAAAAATTAAAAGAAGGAGATGTTTTATTAATGTCTATTATGTATCCCACTTTAAATCATGTGGCAATTTTCTTAGGAGATATGGTTTTACATCATTTAGCAGATAGACTATCTTGTAGAGAGCCATATTCTGAGTGGTTGTTAAAATGTACTGGTAAGAGGTATCGTTATGCTCAGAAAAGTTAAATTATATGGAGAATTAGCTGACTTTGTAGGTCATAAAGAATTTGATGCTGTTATAAACTCTACTGCTGATGCTGTTAAGTTTTTAATAACTAACTTTCCACAGTTAGAAGGTCACATGAATGATAGATATTACAAGGTTATTGTTAATGATTACGATATTGGAGAAGACGAATTACATAATCCGATTGGCAGTGAAGGTGTCAGTATTGTACCTGTTATAAGTGGTGCTGGAGGTAGAGGAGGATTAGGAAAAATATTTTTAGGAGCATTATTAATTGGAGGAGCATTTATGTTTGGAGGTTTGCAATTTGGTCAATTATTTGGACCTATAGTGCAGCCTGGATCATTAGCAGCAGCAGGTGGTTTTACTAAAGCTGCATTTGGTATAGGTTCTGCCTTAGTTTTGCAAGGTGTGTCAGAATTATTATTTCCTTTGCCCAAAATTCCTGATTTTTCAAACGAAGAAGATCCTAGAATATCTTTTAGTTTTTCTGGTGTACAAAATACGGACCGAGCAGGAACTAGCATACCTTTATGTTACGGAGAGATAGTAACTGGATCTGTGGTAATCTCAGCAGGTATTGACACACAGCAAATTATTGCAGGAGAAGCGTAATGGGTAAAATTATAAGAGGTTCTAAAGGACCACCTGCTCCAAGAGAACCAGAAAGAGCCGAAGATACTCTTAACAGTAAAGAATTTGCTACGATTCAAGATCTATTATCTGAAGGAGAGATAGAAGGTTTTGCAACACCATCTAAAAAAGGTATTGCTCGTAATAATGCAAATTATAATAATGCTTGTTTAGCTGATATTTTTTTAGACAATACTTCTGTTTTGAATATTAGCCCAGATGATCCAAATTTTACGACCAAATTAAATAATTTAACTGATACAGATTTTAGTTTTGAAGATGTTACTTTTTTTCCTAAATTTGGAGAAAATAATCAAAAACCTGTATCTAATTTAGAAAATGCAAATCTACAAAAAACATCAAACACTATACTGACAAACTCTGCTGTTGTTACTACTTCATCATTTGTTGATAGTCCAGATATTAGTACTAATCCAATACAACACGCAGTAGAAGTAACAATACAGTTTTTAGCATTACAAAAATTTGAAAATAATGGCGATATTTTAGGAACAGAAGTTAATTATCAAATTTTATTAGAAACTAACAACAGTAATAATTTTGTTGTAATGGTAGATGAAACAATTACAGGTAGAAGTAAGGATTCATATTCAAGAGAACATACAATTAACTTACCTAATGATACTTTTGGAAATGCAAATTACACTCAGGCAAAAATAAGAGTAAAAAGAATTACTCCTGACAGTGACCCAGATGTAATTCAAGATACGTTTGGTGTTTCTAGAATAGAGGAAGTTGTATATACTCCACAAGCATATCCTGATTGTGCATATTCAACATTAAGAGTAAGTGCAGAACAGTTTAGCTCTGTGCCACAGAGAGCTTTTCGTATTCGTGGTATTAAAGTAAGAATCCCAGGAACAGGTGCAGGAGGTGGAAGTGTAGCTTCAAGAACACCAACTGTTGATATAGCTACAGGCAGAATCGAATATCCAGATAACTATATATTTAATGGAACAATGGGTGCTGCTGTATGGTGTACTTGTCCTGCAATGATATTGCTAGATGTTTTAACGAACCAAAGATATGGGTTAGGTGTTCATATATCACCAGATCAATCTACTGACCAAAAATTATATGAAAATATAGATTTATTTAGTTATGTACAGGCATCTCGGTATGCTAATGCAGAAGTTACATTAGAGGATGGAACAAAAGAGGCCAGGTTTGCTTGTAATGTTTGCATACAAGGAACAATGGAAGCATTTACTTTAATAAATGAACTAGCTGGAGTAATGAGAGCTTTTCCTATATGGCAGACGGGTTCAGTAACACTTACTCAAGATAGTCCAGCCGATCCAAGTTATTTATTTAGTTTGTCAAATGTAACTGAAGCTGGCTTTTCTTATTCTGGAAGCAGTTTAAAGCAAAGACATTCTGTAATATCTGTAAGTTATTTCAATATGGATAGTAGAGAAATAGATAATGAAGTTTTTGAAGATACTGCTGCTATAGCAAAATTAGGAATTGTTAAAAAGACAATAAAAGCATTTGCCACAACGTCAAGAACGCAAGCTATCAGGTTAGCTAAAGCTGTATTATTCAGCGAACAACAAGAGTCTGAAGTTGTTAACTTTACAACTTCAATAGATGCAGGTGCAATAGTAAGACCTGGAAGCGTAATTGCTATTAGTGATCCTGTTCGAGGACTTGAAAGACGATCTGGAAGAATTAAATCTGCTACAACAACAGCTATTACAGTTGATAATCCACAGGACTTATCTTCATTTGCAGGTTTAAATAGAGAATTAAGTGTGATATTACCTGATGGTAAAGTTGAAACACAAACTGTACCTACTGGTCCAAGTGGCATAACAAATAACAACACTGTTATAAACGTAAGTTCTGCATTTTCACAAGCACCAAGTTCTAATTCGATATGGGTTTTATCGAGTACAGGTAGTGGTGGCTCACCTAAGAAAACATTTAGAGTTATATCTGTAGAAGAACAAGACGGGATTAATTATACAATTAGTGCATTAACTTACAATCCTGGCAAGTATGCCAATATTGAAGAAGGAGTTGCTCTTCCTGCAAGAAATCTATCATTATTAAATCAACCAAAATCACCACCATCAGGTTTAGTTGCTGAAGAGAGAATTATTGTAAAAAACAATCTTGCAATAGTAAAAATAATTTTATCTTGGGTATCTGTAACGGGTACAAGTCGGTATCAAGTTCAGTATCGGTATAATGATACAAACTGGGTCGTACAAGATGTATTTAGACCAGATTTTGAAATAGAAAATACCAGAGCAGGTAAATATGAATTTAAAGTTTTTTCTTACAACGCAAGTTTAAAATTATCAAACGCATCTACGAATTTAACACTAAACGCTGTTGGTAAAACTGCACCTCCTGGTGATGTTCAAAACCTAACACTTGAACCAGTTAGTAATAATCTAGTAAGACTTAGATGGTCAAAAGCTGTTGATCCTGATGTTTTACATGGTGGAAGAGTATATGTAAGACACAGTAATTTAACCAATGGATTAGGTACATTTCAAAATTCATCTGATATTGTAGAGTCTTTAGCTGGTGCAACTACAGATGTAACGGTTCCTTCTTTAGAAGGAGAATATATTTTAAAGTTTCAAGATGACCAGGGCAACTTTAGCCTAGGAGAAACCAGCGTAATTCAGGATTTACCTGATTTAATGGATACTCAAAATGTATTTGAAGATAGAGAAGATTTTGA